CAGCTTGAACAGATTTTAAACATCAGGCTCAATGATAAGCAAAGGAAACTCACTGAAAAGCCTTTGAATGACTCAAGAGATCAGATGAATTTTAACGTCCTGATAGGATCTAAGAAAGAACTCGAGGACATCCTCGACCTTGACCAGATGATTCGGGAATTTTTATTAACCCACAGCCAATGACCAGATGCTAGAGAACCCAGAGGCTCCTCTGTTAGCAGGAGAACAGCCACTAGATGACGCTGCAATACGACCCGGATCGGAACTCGTTGAAATACAGCAGAAGCTCCAGAATATGGAAAAAAGATACAACGATCTCAGGCCACATGCAGATCGTGCGCAGACTCAATTGAATGATACCCAACAGCAACTGCAAGAAGCGCAGATGCGTAATGCAATCCTTGAAAGAGAAAAAGAAGTTGCAGCACAACAATCCAGGCCCGACCCATTATCAGATGATCAATGGTACTCGGAAGAGGATACGCGAGTGTTTCAAGATTTTCCTGAAGTGATTGCTGCAACGGATAAACGTAGTGAGCTAATGTTAAAGAAGACTCTACGATCCGAGAGAGAAAGAATACGGGAAGAGATTCGTAATGAGATGCGTGGAGAAATTGAAGGAGTAGCCTCCAAGTTTGATGAGATGCGTAGACAACAGATCTATGACAATGCCTTAGGGCCAGGAGTCTGGCCGACCATCGAGAATAACGATGAATTCATAAGGTGGGTCAACGACGATCCAGTTAGAACTGCAGCTATGACAAACGGGAATGAACAAGCTCGGATATCAATCATGAGTGCATTCGTTCAGGCAGGTAATCCTCAAAGTATTTCTCAAGGCCAACAACAACAAGAGCGCCGACAGCAGGTACAAAGCGTCATGGGGACATCAACTCCATCAAGAAGCTCTGGCGGGCAGGATTTATCCGGCCAACAGCTGTGGGATGCAATGGCTCAAAGTGAAGCCAGGCAAAACCAAAATTTTTAAATAGAGAAATATAATGGCAACATCATGGACGGCTTATGACGGATCGGGAAGTTCCCCTGTCATAGCACATAATCGTGGCGCTACTGGTAGAGTAGCAAATGCAGGACAGGTCAAATACGGTGACCTAGATGAAACGGAATCTTTTAAGATTCAGCGTAAGTTTCTTGAAATAGCAAAGAGAAATTTAATCTTTGCTCGATTTGCACAGAAAGAATCTAAGGAAGCAAACTCCGGGTTAGAGGTTCGCTGGAAGAAATTCGAAAAGCTTACCTTGCCTTTGGTACCATTGGCCGAGGGCTATAAGCCACCTGCAGATACACTGACTCAAAGTATCATTAAATTAAAACTGAATCAGTTTGGATCATACATCGCAACAACTGACGTACTCGTTGCTGCTGCGGAAGATCCCATCATCCAAACCATAATTGATCGCCAGGGAATTCAGGCTGCTGAGCTTCTCGATTACCTTACATACCTCCATATGAGGACAGGTACTCAGGTCGCTTATGCAACCGGCGAATCCACAAAGAATCGTAACAATGTTTCTTTTAACATTGGTATGAATATTGGGGCCCAGGCTGCTGCTGATACAAATAAAGTCTACAGAACAGACTTGTTGGATAAAGCAATCCGAACTCTCGAGTATAACGAGGCTCGTAAGATTGCGAAGCAGATGACTCCGTCTCCTGATTATGGAACAGAGCCAGTGCCTGAGGCATACATTGCAGTATGTCACACTGATTTCCGAAAGGATCTCGAAAGCATGCCTGGGTTCATCCCATATCAGAAGTATGCAAACGGAGCAATGCAGATGCTTCCTGGGGAACTAGGAGCAGTTGGATCTATCCGATTTATCCTTACTACTCAAGCAAGTGCATTCGGACAAGATCCTGATGGAACTTCAAGAGTGAGTACAGACATCTCTGTAACACAGGGATCTTATTCACCTGGTTGGGTTGATTCTGGAGTTAGCTGGGGTAGTACAGCTGGAACCACGAATGCAACTTATGGCCGAGGTGGAACCCCGGATGTTGCAGAAGCTGGATTCCATGCAGATGGAGCACAAGCAATTGCTGATTCAGGTTATGTTGCAAATGATGCAACAATGGATCTCAATAAGCTTGAGCAGGTAACTGACGGAGCTGGGGCAGTTAGAGTTAAAGTGTACCCAGTACTCATCTTTGCAGAAGATGCAATGGGATGTGTAAGTCTTTCAGGACATGATTCAGTTGTTCCTAAGGTTGTGATGCCCGCTCCTGCGGTCACCGATCCGCTCGGACAATCTGGAAGTGTTGGCTGGAAAACGTG